TATAGACGGTCCCTTTAATATCGTCGTCAGTTCAGGAATAGCAACAATTACCAGTCAAGATGGTTCTTCATTTGCTTCCGGATTTAAAGTAAGCGATATTATTTCATATACGATACCAAGTTCAACTTTACCAACATATTCAGGGATTTCTACTGTTGGTGCAGGAGGAACTTCTATAACAATAGATAATACCTTAGTTGCATCAGTTTCTAATGTGTGTTCCAATAGTTTAGGATCTACTGGCACTTTAAATAAAATTAAATTGGTTAGACCTAGAATTAAGAATTATAATGATTCTGAATTCTATGCCCCATTAGAAAATCCAAATGTTTCTGAAGTAAGTTTCTTAAACTCTAGTATTTTCGTTAAAAAATATTATACAGGACTAACAATATCTTCAGGAACATTAGACCTCCCAACATTAGAGAATACAAACTTTGTATATGCTGATTTTGATGAGGAAAGATATTGCGTTGTATTAAATGATGGAACTAACATTTCATTGTCGGGTGATGATTTTGAGATTACTGCAGGAGGAAAGGAAGCATCATTTGATGGTTTATCTCCAGATGGAACTGCTAATGTCATCGTTACTCAAATTAAATCAGATATTTCATCCAAATTTAAAAAGTTGGATAGATGCCAATCAGTATCAATAACTAGATCTAAATACAATCCAGCATCAAATGGATTGACTTACTCTAGAGTATATGGAAGACGTGTAGAAGATGAAGAAATTAGTTTAAATTATCCTGATATCTTCGAAGTTCACGGAGTATTTCAATCCACAAATTCAGATGATCCTCAACTTCCAGAATTAACAATTTCTGGATTAAACACTAACAGTTTAATTATAGGTGAAAAGATTGTAGGTCAGACTTCTGGTGCTGTTGCAATTTGTGTAGCAACTCCATCAAGTTCTAGAGTATCATTTATATACAAGTCCAAAAATACATTCAATTTCAATGAAATAGTTACCTTTGAGGAGTCTGAAACTCAAGCAACAGTTACTAATATTACATTTGGTTGTGATAACATATTATCAGAGTTTATAGTTGATAACGGTCAGAGAAAACATTTCTATGACATTGGGAGATTAATTAGAAAGGCTTCTTCTAGAGAACCTTCTAAAAAATTAACTATTATATTTGATTACTTCAAGTTTAAGACAACTGATTCCGGAGATATTATCTCAGTAAATAGTTATCCATCAGAACTGTATGGGGATAAAATTCCAGTATTTAAGGGAGTAAGAAACACTGACACTATTGATACTCGTCCCAGAGTTGCTGATTATACATCAAGTTCACGTAGTCCATTTGATTATATTTCCAGAAAATTCACTTCAGCATCAAATAATTCGGCAAATATTTTAAAATCTAATGAGTCTGTAGTTTTTGATTATAAGTTCTATCTCCCAAGAAGTGATAAACTGACTTTAGATAAAGATGGAAACTTTAACATCGTACTAGGAGAACCCAGTGAGTTCCCAATAGTTCCAAAAGTATCTAAAGAAGTTCTCGATGTAGCTACGATTAGATCATCTGCCTATGTTTTCGATGTCAATAAGGACATTGAAATTGAATTAGTGGATCACAAACGTTACACTATGTCTGATATTAGAGATCTTGAAACTAGAATAGAAAATCTGGAGTATTATACTTCACTATCACTTCTAGAAGTAGCAACTCAAAATCTTTTAATTGAAGATGCTGATGGATTTAATAGATTTAAGTGTGGATTTTTCGTTGATAACTTCAAATCTTACGATGGAGCAGATCAAAATAATAGCATCTTTAGAGCAGAAATTTCTAACGATTCCTTAAAAGCAGAAACTGTTAGAACAGAAATTGATTTAGTTCAAACCTCAGCAACAAATTTACAAGTTACTGGCAATAGTTTAACCTTAAAATATTCCGAAAAAGAATATCAAAAGCAACCATTTGCTAGCAAATTAGTCAATATAAATCCATTTAATATTGTAACTTGGTCTGGTAGAATGGAGTTGCTCCCAGATAGTGATAGATGGGAGGTTAGAGTTGATGTTGATGATAGATCTCCAGTACAAGGATCTTTTTGGCAAGCATTTACTGCAGAAAGAACAAGAACAGAAAGATCAAATATTAGATATATTAGATCTAGAAATATTGGATTTGTTGCCACAAGAATAAAACCAATTAATAAGTTTGATTTCTTATTTGATTCCAGAAACTTATCTAACAACAGTTTAGAATCTACTTATGCTTTCCCCAAACTGGTTCAAGTATCAGGTGTAACTGGAAGTTTTGAAGTTGGTGAAACTGTAAGTGGTTCAGATTCGAATGGAAATACTGCTAGTTTTAGATTATGTACTCCAAATCATAAGTCTGGCACGTATAATAATCCATCATCAATTTATAATGTAAACCCATATAGTCCAAATACATCAATTCCAGAATTATATGGTCCAGAATCAACAATATTAAATGTTGATGTAGATTCATTAAGTGATATTAGTGCTTCACAATTCTTTGGAAATATCACAGAAGGAATGAGTTTGGTAGGACAATCCTCTGGTGCATTAGCAACTGTTTCTTCCGTGGAATTGGTAAGTGATGACAACGGAGCATTAATTGGGGCATTCTTCATACCAAATCCAGAAGAAAGTGATGTTACTTTTGAAACTGGAAACACAACTGCAAAAGTCGTTTCTTCTCAAGGTTCAAGTGCTGCAGAAGCAAACTTTATATCTGAAGGAGAAAGAATTACTACAACTAGAATAACCTACGCAGATCCTCTAGCACAAACATTCAATGTACCAGAGGAGCAAGGAGTATTTGTAACATCTGTTGATATCTTCTTTGGTTCTAAGGATGATACGATTCCAGTCGAACTTCAAATTAGAGAAGTATCTTCAGGAATTCCAGGAGGTCCAGATAAAATTGTTGGATCTCTTTCGAAAGTGTTGAACCCAAGTGAGATTGGTATAAGTGCTGATGGATCTGTTGCCACTAACTTCAAGTTTGATAATTTGACTAGATTAGAGGGTGGAAGAGAATATGCAGTTGTTCTCATCTCAGATTGCGATTCCTATAATGTTTGGGTATCTAGAGTAGGACAGGTTGAAATTTCAACTGCCTCATTACCAGAGATACAAAAAATTATTATTGGTAAGCAACCTTCTCTCGGTTCAATATTTAAATCTCAAAATGGTTCTACTTGGACTCCAACTCAAGAGGAAGATTTGAAATTTACATTAAACCGTGCAGAATTCTCTAACACTGGTGGAACTGCATTCCTTACAAATGCAGTATTATCCGCAAAATCATTACAAAATAAACTTCCCACAAATCCACTTGCAGCATTATCATCATCTGCAGATTCTCCATATAATGATGGTCGTCATATCTTGGTCTATCATCCAAACCACGGAATGTATTCTGAAAATAATAAAGTAACTATTTCTGGCATTGATCCCGATGGACTGCCAGTGAAATTGACATCTCAACTTGATAAAGACTCAAGTGGTCCAATTGATCTCTCTTCAATTTCTGGATTTAATGTTTTTGGCGATATTCCAGTTGAAGCAGCTAACCCAGGATATATTAAAATTAATGATGAGATTATTTCTTATGAGGAAGCAACAGGAGGACAATTAATTAACATTACTAGAGGACTATTAGGAACAGTAGCAGCAAATCATCCTTTAAATTCAAAAGTCTATAAGTATGAGTTTAATGGAATTGATTTGAGAGAAATTAATACTACATTTGATAGCATTATTGATCCAACTATTGACAGTTACTACGTTCAAATTTCGAATTCTGGACCAGTTTTTGAATCTACTAAATTTGGTGGAGGAAGCAATGCTTATGCCACAAAGAATATCCAATTTAGTATGCTTGAGTTTTCAGAAGATTTTGTCATTAAGTATGAGGCAACATCAGTATCTTCTTCAGTAAGAACAGTATCTTCAACCAGTGTGTCTAGTTTGCCTGGAACAGAAGTTTCATTTGCCGATCAAGGATTTGATGCAGTTTCTATCACTGGAGTGAATGAATTCAAAACACCTAGAATGGTTTGCTCTAGAGTAAATGAATTGGAATATCTACCATCATCACAATTTACTGATAGAAAATCTTTCACAGTTCAATTGAATTTAGATACTTCAAACACATACCTATCACCAATTATTAATCTAGATTCTGCTTCGGCATTTGCTGAAAATTATAGAATTAATAAAGGGGTTGCAGATTATAAAATTGATTCTAGAATCAATTCAAATGTAAATGATCCAAATGCATTTATTTACATTTCCAAGAGAATTAATCTCACAGAGTCTGCTACATCATTGAAAGTTCTCCACTCTGCCTATAGAAATGTTGATTCTGATATTAGAATTCTTTATAAGATTTTTGATGATAAGTCACCAGATAACGATCAAATTTGGAGATTGTTCCCAGGATATAATAATCTAGATATTAATGGAAATATAATTAATTTTGAAGATAATAATGGAAGACCTGATGAATTTGTTCCCGAAAGTTTAAAGGATGAGTATCGTGATTATACATATAGTATTGATAACTTGCCAGAATTTACTTCATTCTCAATTAAAATAGTTGGAACATCAAGAAATCAATCCTATTCACCAATATTAAAAGACTTGAGAGTGATAGCACTTAAATGATAAAAAAATATGCTAAAGTTGATGGGTATCCAAATCTAATCAGAGATTTGGATACTAATGCAATAATTAATACAGATTCTGTAGAATCTGTCAATTATGATCGAAATAGAAGACTAAGGCAAAAAAAGGATAGTGAATTCAATAAGATCAAATCCGACATAGTCGAATTGAAGTCTTCAGTTGAAGAGATTAAAAATTTACTTAAGGAGATTATTGATGGAAAGTGATTCCGTACAATTAACTAGTATTTCAAAGTTATTTGAATATGAAAAAATATCTAGGGAAATTGAAAATTGTAATGATATAAATGAATTGAAAAATATCTCCAAGTGTTATGTTAAATTATATTTTGCATTAGAAGAGATGATTCAGAATTTAAATCTAATGCCAACGGAATAAATAACTAAAAAGTGTTTGAATAATGGCAAAACCTGCATCAAGACAAGGATTAATCGATTATTGCTTAAGAAAACTTGGTGCTCCTGTATTGGAAATTAATATTGCAGAAGAGCAACTTGATGATTTAGTTGATGATGCTCTGCAATATTTCCAGGAGAGGCATTTTGATGGTGTTGAAAAAATGTTTCTCAAGTATAAATTAACTCAAGAAGATAAGGATAGAGGTCGTGCTAGAGGTGGAGAAACATCTGCTGGTATAGTTACTACATTCGGGACTTCTGGAATTGGCACATTTGGTTGGGAAGAAAATAGTAATTATATTCCAGTTCCAGAAACTATAATCGGAGTGGAGAGGGTATTTAAACTTGACAATAGAACAATTTCATCAAACCTTTTTAATGTAAATTATCAATTGTTCTTAAACGATATTTACTGGTTTAGTTCAACAGAACTGTTAAACTATTATGTCACAAAAAGATATCTTGAAGATATTGATTGGATAGTCAATCCAGAAAGAAGAATTAGATTTAATAAAAGGCAAGATAGGTTATATTTGGATACAAGTTGGGATACTCTACAAGTAGATGATTATCTACTGATAGAATGTTATAGAATTTTAGACCCAAATGATTACACTAAAGTGTGGAATGATTCATTCCTTAAGTTATATCTCACAGCATTAATTAAGAGGCAGTGGGGACAAAATCTAATTAAATTCCAAGGAGTAAAACTTCCTGGTGGAGTTGAGTTGAATGGAAGACAAATTTATGATGACGCATTGAAGGATCTTCAGGATATCCAAGATCGTATGATGCTAGAATTTGAATTACCTCCTATGGATTTAATCGGATAATATGTTAAATTCATTTTTCCTACAAGGATCCAACTCCGAGCAAGATCTCGTTCAGGATCTAATTAACGAGCAATTAAAAATTTATGGGGTAGATGTTTATTATCTGCCCCGACAAATTTTTTCGGAAGGAAAAGTAATCAGAGATGTAATTTATTCCAAATTCAAAAATGCCTTTCCAATAGAGGCATACGTTATGAATTATGAAGGATTTGATGCAAATAGTGTTTTGATGAGTAAATTTGGAGTTAAAGTTACTGATGAAATGTCTCTGATAATTTCCAAAGAAAGATTTGAACTTTATATATCAGAGTTGATGAAGAATATAGAAAATGTAAAGAGTTCTTTAAGACCAAATGAAGGAGACTTAATTTATGTTCCATTAAGTGATAGTTTAATGGAAATTAAGTATGTCGAAAATAGAAAACCATTCTACCAACTTCAAAAGAACTATGTTTATGAATTGAGGTGTGAAGTTTATGAAATTGAAGACGATGAAATAGATACTGGTCTTAATGACATAGATTTAAAATTGAAGGATCTTGGATATACTTCAGTATTAACTTTATCTGCAATTGGATCTACTG